ATTGCATCGCTGAACCCGACCCAACTGGGTCAGCTCGTAGGCATATCTGCCCGCGCGGTCAACCAGCGCCTCCAATCATTGGGACTGCAGTTTCGCAATGAACGTGACGAATGGACCTTGACCGAATCTGGCCAAGCCTACGCGGAAGCGCTGCCGTTTTCTCGTAATGGCCACTCTGGCTACCAGATTTTGTGGCGGCACGATGTGATTGACATGATCAAGGAGGTGGCGTGATGGCACTTCCTATCTATTCTGCCGAAGATCGGATGAAAGAAAAGCGCAGCGCCAAGATTGGCTTGGTCGGTGCGCCCGGGGTCGGCAAAACATCGCAACTCAAGAGCCTGCCACCAACGTCGACGCTCTTCATTGATTTAGAGGCGGGTGACCTGTCGGTACTCGACTGGCCGGGCGATACCGTTCGCCCGCGCACCTGGCCGGAATTTCGTGACCTCGTGGTTTTTCTGGCTGGACCGATGCCGACGGCAACACCCGATCAAGCCTTCTCGCAGGCGCACCATGATCACGTCTGCAGCAAATACGGCGACCCAAGCCAGCTGGACAAATACGACACATATTTTGTCGACAGTCTCACCGTCTTGTCGCGCTTGTGTTTCGCCTGGTGCAAGACACAGCCCCAAGCGTTTTCAGAGAAAACCGGCAAGCCGGACAACCGGGGCGCGTATGGCTTGCTGGGTCAGGAAATGATTGCGGCGCTGACACACTTGCAGCATGTGCGAGACAAGCACGTCATCTATGTCGCGATTCTGGAAGAGAAGACCGACGACTTCAACCGGCGTTTTTATCAGCTGCAACTCGAAGGCAGCAAGACCGCGCTGGAATTGCCGGGTGTGCTCGACGAAGTGGTGACGCTGGCCATCCTCAAGGCAGATGACGGCACGCCCTATCGCGGACTCATCACACGCGCCGACAACCCTTTCGGCTACCCATCAAAAGATCGCAGCGGTCGGCTCGACGCCATCGAAGAACCGCATCTCGGAAAACTCATCGCCAAATGCCTGGGGCAAAACGCTCCAGTGCAGGGCTGATCACCTTCAAGGAATTTCACATGAACTCAAACAATACTTCACCCAACTGGTCTGATTTTAACGATGCGGATGCCCAGCATGGCGGCTTTGACGTAATTCCCAAAGGCACGCTCGTGCCGGTACTCATGAGCATCAAACCCGGTGGCTACGATGACCCGTCACAAGCTTGGACCGGCGGCTACGCCACTGAATCGTTTGAAACCGGCGCCATCTATCTGGCTTGCGAATTCGTCGTCACCAGCGGCCCCTTCGCCAAACGCAAGATCTGGACAAACATCGGTCTGCATTCGAAAAAGGGACCCACTTGGGGTCAGATGGGGCGCAGCTTCATTCGTGCACTGCTTAACAGTGCACGCAATGTTCATCCGCAGGACAACTCTCCGCAAGCAACAGCCGCGCGCCGCATCAATAGCTTCGCTGATCTAGATAGCATCGAATTCCTGGCGCGAGTCGACATCGAAAAGGATGCTATGGGCGAGGATCGCAATGTCATCAAAATGGCTGTCGAACCGGATCACAAAGACTACGCGGCATTCATGGGAACTGCGCCGACGATGCATAACGTTGCTGGCACGAAAACCACGTCAACGCCTGCTGCACCGCAACGCACAGCCGTGACCGGAAAACCGGCATGGGCTCAATGATGCGGAGGGCCAATGCGATGCTGGGTCTGCAAACGCCAAGCTCGGGGATACGGTCACAGCGATGTTCGCTACCCGAACGCCGATCCCCGGCGCCATCCCATCGACTGGGTTTTTTGCTCGCGCCGGTGCCAGGATGCCTTTCACGCGCTGTATTGCCGATGGACCGAGGCTCAAAACAACTTCAGGGAGGTCAAAATGATTGATCCTTCTGAAGTGGAAGTCGCGGCCATGAAGCAATGCTTGAAATCGTTTGGTGCGGCAGCTGGCACCATCGGTTTTGAGAAACCTCTGGGCTCCTATACCGAAGAAGAAGCGCTGCAAGTCATCGATGCCATCGTCACGAGCTACACCGAAGCAATGCTCGAACACCATGCTGACACGAGCTTTCCGCCAATACGCGGAATCAAGGACCCGGTTGCCGATCCAATCACAACGGTCTACGACGATCTCGAAGATTTGCCATGGTGTGCGCAAGGAGAAAAGTCATGATGGACTTCAATTCTTCTGCGAGCATTTCGGGTCAAATCGCAGCATTGGTCGATACTGCTCTGCATCAGGCACGTGCACAGCAGACCACTCGCGATTACCTTGGCGCATCGCGTCTGGGCGTGGCTTGTGAGCGCGCACTGCAGTATGAGTACGCGCAGGCACCAGTCGATCACGGGCGGGAATTTCCGGGCCGCATACTGCGCATCTTCGAACGCGGTCACCTTGTCGAAGATTGTATGGTCACGTGGCTGCGCAATGCCGGGTTTGATCTGCGCACACGCAAACCGGATGGAGAGCAATTTGGTTTCTCGGTGGCTGACGGGCGCCTGCAGGGGCATATTGACGGCGTTATCGTCGGCGGTCCCGGTGGGTTTGCCTATCCCGCCCTTTGGGAAAACAAATGCCTTGGCGCGAAATCGTGGCGTGAACTGGAAAAGAAACGACTAGCCACCTCGCATCCGATTTACGCCGCCCAGGTCGCGATCTATCAAGCCTATCTCGAACTGCACGAGCATCCGGCCATTTTCACAGCGGTCAACGCCGACACCATGGAAATTTATACCGAGCTCGTGCCATTTGACGCATCGCTTGCGCAGCGCATGTCGGATCGTGCGGTGAAAATCATCACTGCGACCGATGCGGGCGAACTTTTGCCACGCGCCTTCAATGATTCAAGCCACTTTGAATGTCGGATGTGCGCATGGCAAGACCGTTGCTGGAGGACACAGGCATGAATGAGTCCATGATCGATGGTCGCGAGGCATCTGCTGCTCTGCGGCTTCCGTACTACTGGTTCCGTGATCCAACGGCGCGCTCGCAGTACCGCATCCCGCATTACGTACTGGGCGGCCTGATTCGATATCGCTTGTCCGAACTATCGGAATGGGCAGCCACGTGTTCAGCCGTCAGAGAGCATCAACCAGACAGCGCGCAGGAGGTGCCAGAATGATCGATTTCAACGATGCCATTCTTCCTGAGGAAAATAACAATGCGCGTCAAAGAGATGAGATCCGTGCTGATTTACTGGCACGCCTTGAATCGGTTCTGACGACAATATTCCCAGCAGGCCGTAAGCGCCACGGAAAGTTCCTGACCGGTGATGTGCTGGGCAGCCCCGGCGACAGCTTGGAGGTGGTGCTCGATGGCGAGAAGGCGGGGCTCTGGACGGATCGTGCAACCGGACAAGGTGGAGATATTTTCGACCTCCTAGCCGGACATTTAGCGCTAAACGTCCGAACCGACTTTGAGCGCATCCTTCAGGAAGCCACCACTCTCCTCAATCATTCATGGCCCGCGCCAGCACACAAGTCCGGTAAAAAGGAAGTGCCCATCGACGACCTCGGTCCTGCCACGGCCAAGTGGGACTACCTCGATGTCACAGGCAAGTTGATTGCGGTCGTCTATCGATACGACCCGCCTGGGCGCAAAAAGGAATTTCGCCCGTGGGACGCCAAGCGACGCAAGATGGCGCCACCTGACCCTCGCCCTCTATACAACCAGCCGAGACTGGCCGATGCCGATCAAGTCGTATTAGTCGAAGGCGAGAAGTGTGCGGAAGCACTGATAGCGATTGGCGTGACAGCTACCACGGCGATGCATGGTGCCAACGCCCCTGTTGATAAAACCAACTGGTCGCCGCTTGCTGGCAAGTCGGTGCTGATCTGGCCAGACCGCGATGCGGCAGGATGGAATTATGCCGACCGGGCATCTCAAGCCTTATTGCGCGCAGGCGCAACTACCGTCGCCATCCTCGTGCCACCGGATGACAAACCGGATGGCTGGGATGCAGCCGATGCCATTCTGGAAGACTTTGATGTCAGTGGTTTTCTGGCAATTGGCGAACGAATTCCGGTGGTGCAACCGGCAGAAGAGTCGTCTTCGCCAGACCTGCTCACTGGTATCGACTGGTCGACCGAAGACGGCTTGTCCACGGTCTTCACCCGTCACTTCGGCGAGGACTGGCGTTACTGCGCGCTGTGGGGAAAATGGCTGGTGTGGACGGGCGTGCGCTGGAATGCGGATCAGGTTCTTTACGTTTTGCATCTGGCACGCGGCATATGCCGAAGCGCTTCACAAAAGGCAGAAACCCCGAGGCTCAAAGGAAAACTGGCCAGCTCTGGCACGATCTCCGCCGTCGAGCGAATTGCGCGATCCGACCCAAAGCACGCCTCCACACCTGAAGAATGGGATGCCGACATCTGGGCGCTCAATACACCCGGTGGCGTAGTGGATCTGCGTACAGGCCGAATACGCCCGCATCGGCGCGACGACCGCATGACCAAGGTGACTACGGCCACGCCGCGAGGTGACAGCCCAACATGGCGCGCCTTTCTGGCCGACGTTACCGGCAACGACGCCGAGTTAATCGCCTACCTGCAGTTAATGGTCGGCTATTGCCTGACGGGCGTCACGAGCGAACATGCGCTCTTCTTTTTGTATGGCACAGGCGCGAACGGCAAGTCGGTGTTTGTCAACGTGGTGACCACGATTCTGGGGGACTACGCAGCCAACGCACCAATGGACACGTTCATGGAAGCACGCACAGATCGGCATCCGACCGATCTTGCTGGCTTGCGCGGCGCACGGTTCGTTTCAAGTATCGAAACCGAGCAAGGTCGGCGTTGGAATGAATCCAAGGTCAAAGCCATCACAGGAGGCGACAAGATATCCGCACGCTTCATGCGTCAAGACTTCTTCGAGTATGTGCCGCAATTCAAGTTGGTAATCGCAGGCAACCACAAGCCATCCATTCGCAACGTTGACGAGGCTATGAAGCGGCGACTGCACTTGATCCCGTTTACGGTGACCATTCCACCCGAACAACGTGACGGCAGGCTGACGGAAAAACTTCTCAAGGAACGCGATGGCATTCTCGCTTGGGCGGTCGAGGGTTGCACACTCTGGCAACACCACGGCTTGAAGCCGCCAGCCAGCGTGGTGTCGGCTACGGAGGAATATTTTGAAGCAGAAGATGCCGTTGGCCAGTGGATTGAAGAACGCTGCCTTGTCGGCCCAAACATCAAGGCAACCGTATCGGACATCTTTGCCGATTGGAAGGAATGGGCCGAACAAGCAGGCGAATACATTGGTTCGATCAAGCGATTTTCAGAATTGCTGACCACGCGCAAATTTGAAAAATGCCGATTGCACGGCGGTGCTCGCGGATTCATGGGCATCAGCCCACGATCCAGGCCCGTTTCCCATTACGGCTATCGCGAAGATTGACCATGATCACATCCACGGTGACAGATGGGACAGTCTTTCTGATTAACTCGCTACACGTGCGCGCACGTGAAGAAGGGTATCCGGGAAACCCGTCCCATCTGTCACCATCGAATTGGGAGCGTCAGATGAACACAACAATTCTCGCCCTGGATCTGGGCACACATACCGGCTGGGCACTGCACCAACTGGATAGCACGATCACCAGTGGCACTGAGCGTTTCAAGCCACAACGATTTGAAGGTGGCGGCATGCGCTTCCTTCGCTTCAAACGCTGGCTCAACGAACTGCTGTCGACCAGTGGGCACATCAACGCCGTGTATTTCGAAGAAGTACGACGTCACGCAGGTGTGGATGCTGCTCACGCTTATGGCGGCTTCATGGGGCATCTCACTGCGTGGTGTGAGCATCACAACATTCCGTACCAAGGCGTTCCGGTCGGCACGATCAAGAAGCACGCCACTGGCAAAGGCAATGCGGGCAAGGAAGATATGATCGCTTCCATCCGTGCACGCGGTCACACGCCAGCCGACGATAACGAAGCCGATGCACTCGCCCTGCTTCACTGGGTTATTGAAACGCAGGAGGTGTGACATGAAAATTCCAACACCACAATACCGCTGCCCTCTTGGTCGGCTGCAACCAGAACACACTGACCTGTCTGCCATCAAGGAAAAGGGGTGGCGTGACCAAGGCATCTTGGTAGTCAATGCCACTGATGAACGCCTGGATTTTGTTGAGCGCGAGATCGTCCGACGCATTGGCGAACGCCTCTACGGAGGACAATGTCATGGCTAAGTGGACGATCGAGACCGTAGCGGCACGATTCGAGGAAGCTGCCACAACCGGACGGCGGCTGCCACCTGTGCGCGTGCAAGGATACTTCAACACATGGCCTGCCGTTGTTCGCAAGGAGTGGGAGCGCTTCGCAGCTAATGAGAAAGTCTACCGACCGTTTCCACCCAGCCCTGAAGCCATTGATCGGATGCTGGAGACAATGCGCTGGGTGCAATGGCTGGAGGTCGAGCAGCGTCATCTTGTCTGGATGCGGGCCAAGCGCTATGGCTGGCGCGACATCACGATCCGCTTTGCCTGCGACCGCACGACGGCTTGGCGGCGCTGGCAGAAGGCAATGGAAACAATCACTGCAAAGCTCAATAGCCTTAGTGGC